ACAATACAACTTAACTGCTCACAAAATAGTCATGGAGTGAAAATTAAATCACCAGCCCATAGTGCAGGTGCAAGTTATACACTAACTTTACCTTCTACTATTGTTAATAGTGCATTTTTACAGACAGATAGTAATGGCAACTTAAGTTTTACAGCTTTAGATATAGTCAACGCTGACATTAACGCTAGTGCAGCTATAGCAAGAACTAAACTTGCCAACGTAGATTTAGTAGATGACACATCACCACAGCTAGGCGGTAACTTAGATGTTAATACTAAAAATATTGTATTTGGAGATAGTGCTAGTGCTTCAGATGATCGTTTAGTATTTGGTGCTGGTTCTGACCTAGAAATTTTTCACGATTCTAATAATTCGTTTATAAAAGATCAGTCAGGTACAGGCAATTTAAAAATTTCTTCAAATCAAATTGATATTGTTAATGCACTTAATAGTGAATTTCAAGCTAAATTTATAGAGGACGGAGCCGTGGAATTATATTTTGACGGCACAAAGCGTTTTGAAACTACAAGCACAGGTGTGTCGGTTACAGGAGATATAGCTGCAACTGGAATTTTAGGGGTTGGTAATACAACAATCAGCAGCACAGCACCTTTTTTGACTTTGAACGATACAGATACTGAGAATGATTTTTCAATACAAAATGCTGATGGCACTTTTCGTATTCGAGATATAGATGCTGCTAGTAACAGAATGACTCTGGATTCATCAGGTCAATTTACATTTGCAACTAACGTAGATTTTTCAAGTGGTATTGACGTAACTGGAATTTTAACAGTAACAGATGCTTCTGGTAGTGATCCCACTATGCAGATAAATCATTCTGATGCTGATGTAACAGGAGAATTTATAAGAGTAGGAAGAACTGATCTTCCAACAATTAGATATCATTCAATTAAAGCAAAACATAGTGGTGGAGCAGCAGGGAATATTTTATCATTTAATATTCATGATTGTAGTACTACTACTTCTCAAACAGAAGTTTTAACATTACTAGGTAACGGAAACGTAGGTATAGGTACATCAAATCCTATAGAAAAATTGCAATCTACAGGAGCTATTATCTCTACAGGATCTAATAGTACAGGATCAACAACAGGAGCTAATAGATCAATAATAGATTTAACAAGTGGTGGTACAAGGATTGGTCATTTTAGAGGAACAACAAGTGCTGGCAGTGGCTCTTTGAAGTTTTTTGTTGATTCTTCCGAGATGATGCAAATAAATTCCTCTGGAAAGGTAGGTATAGGTACAACAAGTCCAACAGAAGTTTTACATGTAAAAACTGCAGCTAATACTGATAAGTTTCCTATTAAATGGATAAGTGGAGGAAGTGCTGTAGCTGGATATTTATATAGTGATAGTGTTGGTTCGGGAATTGTTGGTTCGGGGAAAAATCTTAATCAAGCTGGTATATATTTGGTAAATAATTCTCGTATTGATCTAAGAGTTAACGGCTCAGAACGTATGAGAATAGATTCAAGTGGAAACATAGGTATAGGTACAACAAGTCCTAGTGCAAGACTTCATGTCCTTGAAGATATTTATGCAAAAGGTTCTAGTGGAGATGGAAGTGTTGGAATACAAATAAGAAGTGGAGGTTCTGCAATTTCAAACCAACATCAAATTAGAACAGGTGGTGGTTCTGGGGAACAATTATTTATAGAGGCTTTAGGTAGTAGTAGTGCTGTAGTTACCAAGGTAAATAGTGCAGAACGTATGCGTATAGATTCGTCTGGAAACGTAGGTATAGGTACTACAAGTCCCGATCAGAAAGTACACATAAAAGACAGTAGTGCTAATCCACTTTTATTAGTAGAAAGAGGTAGCGGTGCTAGAAGCTTTATAGAAGCTCAAACTGATAAAGGTGCTTTTGGTACTGGTAATAATTATCCTGTTTATTTTATACAAAACTCAGGATCAGCAATGATAATTGATACTTCTAAAAACATAATTCTCACAAGTAATACAACTTCTAAAGGAAATATAGATAATGGCTCGTCATCAGGTGCTTATTTTAATACTGCTGGTCAGCTTAATACGAGTCGAGCTACAACATCTAATAGTGTTCATGTTAACTTTAATAATCCAAATAATACAGTTGGAACGATAACAACAAGCGGGACATCTACTGGTTTTAACACATCTTCTGATTATAGATTAAAGGAAAATGCTTCTGCAATATCTGACGGAATAACAAGATTAAAAACACTTAAACCCTATAGATTTAATTTTAAAACTGATCCTTCTACAACAGTTGATGGATTTTTTGCTCATGAAGTAACAGCAGTTCCTGAAGCAATCACAGGTACCAAAGATGAAGTTAATGAAAATAATGAGCCTATTTATCAAGGAATAGATCAAAGTAAACTTGTACCTTTACTTACTGCTGCACTGCAAGAAGCTATTGCTAAAATTGAAGTATTAGAAACTAAAGTTGCAGCCTTGGAATCTGCTTAGTATTATTGGATAATTAAAATTATTTTTATGTCAAAACTATCTGAGAGATGCGAAGAACGTAAAGCAGAAGCACAAGCTCTTGCTGATAAATTTAATACTGTTAGAGAAGAAATTGAAAAACTTCAAAAAGAAAATGCTCAAACATATCAAGAATTTAAAACCAAAAATGATCAATATTTAGAACTTTTTAATTTATTACAAGAAGAAGAAGGTGTAAAAATATCTACAGGAAAAGAAACTTCAAGCGAAGTTGTAGAATAAAGCTAAACTATATATAAAAGTTATTTTTCATTATGGCTGTTATTTGGAATGTTGTGTCATTAGATGCAACAAAAACTGTAGGTTCTTTATCTGATGTCGTAACCACTGTTCATTGGACTGCTAGTGATGCAGACGGAGATCATACTGGCTCTGCTTATGGTTCTGTAGGGCTTGCTGCTGCTGATTCTGAATCGTTTACTGCATATAAAGACATTACAAAAGATAATGCCGTTACATGGGCAAAAGCTGCAATAGGTTCTGATGAAGTAACTGCTATCGAAACATCTATTGCTGCACAGATAACAGAATCAAAAACTCCTACTGTGACCTCTGGTGTACCTTGGTAGAAAGAACTGAAAGGCCAACATAAAGTGGTGCTAATGCACAGATTCCGCAGAAAGTTATAATAGTTACAGGTACTAATGCTTTAGAAAAGGCTTCTTTCATGTTTCAAAAAATTGCTAATATTTTAAGTATTATCTCATTTTTAATGGTAGCTTCAATGAGTGGTGGAGCGTACATTGGTTACAAGTATGTAACTTCAGAACAGTTCAAATCAAGAGTTATGAATGAAATCCTTGGTAATGTTCAAGGTATGATGCCAAAAGTTTTAGAAAAAGGATTACCTGATCTTACTGGCCCATCTTTACCAATACCAAAAAAGTTAGGAATATAATTGGAAATTCCTGAAATAAGCATTCCTGAAATATATATTCCAAATGTACCAGAGCCATATAATACACATTATTTACAAATAGCAAAACCACCTGAGATTGATGTTCCTGGTTGTACTTATCAGCATCGTGATATAAAAAATACTGGTAATCGTAATTTGTTATTAGAAGATCCAAATGGTGTATTTACAACGTGTGATTTTCCGTTTCCTAATTTTATACCTCTTGACTATACACCTGAGAATATGGTCATTACAGAGCAAGCACCTATCAATAATGAACTACCGCCCTTACCAGAAGCAGAGCAGCCAAAAATTCCTGATTTACCTGAACCACTCCCACCAGATTTTCCTCTTTGTCCTGGACCTAAAGATCAAAAAATAGGCCAATATGCTTCAGAACTTAAACTGGAACGTGTTATAGGGCATAAAAGAAGCGAAGATAAGACTGAATGTATAACTTTGTATGAAGACGTTAAGTTCATCGAAAGATATATACCAAATCCTCCACAGCTTATTAGCACTGCTGCTATTGCTACTGTTGCTGCCACTACTCCACTACTGCTTAATATTGTCAAACCTTTAGTAAAAAATCTAATAAAGAAACTGACAAAGAAGAAAAAAGATGTAAAATAGTGATCCGTAGATGAGTTTAATACCCGTGACTTATCTACTGGGCTATTTTGTGAGTATGTGGGATAACTTGATTGGGTGGAATATTAACAACAATATCTTCACAAGTAATAGCACTAGGAGTATTTGGCTTGAAAGTCACTCCGTCTTTCGCCATCTTTGCACACATCTCCAAACGATAGAGACTAATTTCCATTTTAGTTTTCTTTATTAGTAGCCTCTGTGCTTCAATATTCACCGTTGTTGCTTCATGGCAAAGAGCTGGTGATTTACCTAACGGAATGTTGAACTGAGCAGAGATTCCATAATTTAAATTAAATGTATCTTTTTCAAATCTAGGTATTTCTGAATAATATAAAATCTCTCCCGTTTCTTCATCGTATATTGGTGTCCTCGTAACGTATTGTTTGGGTCGTGCGAAAGACCAGCTATCTGTTACATAGGGTGTAATTGTAAGGCTAGGAGAAGCACAAACTATGCCCTGACTCATTCTAAAGCTCGGCATTGAACTTGGCGTTATCATAGTCGCATTGTTATTTACCACGCCCTGTGCGTTACTGCTTGGAGAAGCAACTGTTGTATTAGCCAAAACCCTTGCAGGGCAAAGGATTATAGCTACTGCCCAAAGGTAGTTGTAGTTTCTGTGGTTGTGCTTGTATTTATTTGACGAGTTATGGTTGTTGTTGTATCCAGTCCTGGGGTGATTAGCGTTTCTTGTAGAGAGAAGGCTGCTCCATCGTTTGATATTGACCAGCGAGGTATAGCTTCTAAGTTTGGTGAAGTCCAATTAAAATTTACTCCCCCGACTGTTTGTTCATTCGTAGTCGTAGGAGTAGGGTTGATATATCCCGTTTCAGATTCGATATTATGTCCTGATGCTGAGTAGGAGTATCCTGTCCGATATTGATGGCTCGTGATCGTTTCATTAATTATTGATTCAGATGTGCTAGATGTTGTAGAGCTTCCTGTACGAAACTGCGGAACTACAGGAACAGCAAAGGCTCTTACTGGTAATACTAATAAAACTAGCAGCCAAAGTCTAGTCAATCGTAATAGTAACTTTAGTGGACCCAATACAGCTAGTACCACTGCCTCCAGCCGTGCAAGTATGAACCCCAGAACTTAATGAAGTAAGTGCAAGAGATCCAGCAGTACCACCTGAACCTATTGTTGTGCTGCCACCTAATACTGGTAATGCTGCGATCCCCGAACTAGGAGTTACGGTAGATGGAGTAGCATCGCCCATAATTACCGATTCTGTTTTAGAAAAGGCCGAGCCACTTTGAGTCACTGAGGTATCAGTTTGTATCATCGCTGGAACGCCATTACTTAACGAACCAACATTAAGTCCACCAATCTTTCCTGATGTCGTGGTATCTCCTACAGTTACAGATGGGGTAATATTGTTTCCACTTAAAGAATAGGTCGTACCCACTTTTTGAGTAGTTACAAAGGGCATATCTACGGTAATTTGTGCAGATGTCACAAATTCTTGTTTTATATCAGCGAAAGCAGGAGTTGTTGCTAGTAATAATAATGGAAGTAGCTTTTTCATTGGATTCCTACTTTAGTGTCTTTGTTATCTACTATTTTAGCAGTATTTCCAGGTTTCTTTTTGTTCACACTGATACCATAAGATCCTAAGACCCCACTGGTCAAACCTGCCAAAAACGCTCCGTCATTGCGGATCTTATCCATGTACCCAAGAGTCATCATTGCTAATGACCAACAAAGAATCATAAATCGGACAGCGTGACCAAAAAGTTCAGCCCAATCCGTACCTTCCTTTTCTTCTGGTTCTTCCATGAAAAAGCAGTAACTATGGCAAACTTAGCAAATATTGGTATGTTTGGAAAGTAACACAATAGTAATTATGCTCAAACTCTTAAAACCAATCCTATTAAAGTTCTTTACTACTACTGCTGTAAAAAGATTAGTAGTTGATCTTCTTCGTGCAATTTGTAAGCAAACTTCAAATACTCTTGATGATCGTGCTGTGGATATGTTGGAGCAACAACTCTTCCCTAAAATGAACTGAGATGAACAACAAAGAGTTTTTTAATATTCTTATTGGTAAACCACCTCTTGAAGTTGAATTAGAAATAGAAATGAAATGTAGAGAGGTAGATCAGTTAACTGAAAGCTATTTGAGAGCATATACTTTTGCGTTGGTAAAAGAAAACCGACTGCAAGATTTACTTATTATGGCTGCTATGCAACGCATACAAGATACTGAAATTAAACTGATGCGATATGAAATGGCAGAACATCATCGAACAAAAAATCTAAAGCAAAAGAAAAAGAAAGTAAAGAAGACTACGATATTTACTAGAATTAAAGCTATGCTAGGGTTAGTATCTTAAAATGTTCTAATTATGGGTAACGACAAAAAATTAGAATTATTACAAAATCTGCATACAGTTCTTATAGAAAATCTGTTGGATAAGGTAAAGAGTGGAGAAGCAAAGGCAGGTGATCTTAACGTAGCTAGACAACTGTTAAAAGATAATGGTATTGAATGTATACCAACAGCGAACAATCCAATGGAAGATCTGATGTCAAACCTTCCAGACCTTGATGTAATACCTGCACTAGAAAGATAATTGCAACCTTTACCAGAAAAACTACAAGATTTTAGATACTTTCTAATAATAACTTGGCGACATCTTAACCTACCTGACCCCACACCAGTTCAATTAGACATAGCTGAGTATTTGCAATACGGACCTCGTAGAAAGATCATACAAGCCTTTAGAGGAGTGGGTAAGAGTTGGATTACATCTACCTATGTCGTATGGAAACTACGGATGAATCCACAATTAAAGTTCCTGGTTGTATCCGCAAGTAAGGATAGAGCAGATAATTTCTCTACTTTTACCATGCGTCTTATCAATGAGATGCCAATATTAGCTCCATTGCGTCCAGAAGACTCTCAGAGGAACTCTAAGATAAGTTTTGATGTTGGACCTGCACACGCTGATCACGCCCCTTCAGTAAAGTCTCAGGGTGTTCTAGGACAAATGGCTGGTAGTCGTGCAGATGAAGTCATAGCTGATGACGTAGAAGTACCAAATAACAGCTTTACTCAACCGATGAGAGACAAGTTGTCGGAAGCTGTAAAAGAATTTGATGCAATCCTTAAACCAAACGGTAAAATAACCTTTCTTGGTACACCACAAACAGAACAATCTTTATATCTAACCCTAGAAGAAAGAGGATATACAACACGCATATGGACTGCACGTTATCCAGAACTTAAAAACAACTATGGAGATAGATTAGCTCCTAAGTTAACGGAGAAGCTTGTACAAGAGCTTGTAAAGCCTCAAGAACCTGTTGACCCTGATAGGTTCAGTTCAATAGATTTGATGGAACGAGAGGCTTCCTATGGCCGTTCTGGGTTCTCTTTACAGTTTATGCTTGATACTTCGTTATCAGACCAAGATAGATACCCTCTTAAACTTTCAGACTTAATAATATCTTCTGTTAATCCTGATCATGCACCAGAAAAGATCATATGGTCTTCTTCTCCCGAATATGTCATCAAAGAATTACCTTGTGTAGGCTTCAACGGTGATCATTTCTACCGACCTGCACAACAATTTGGTGATTGGATTGAATACACAGGCTCTGTTATGTTCGTAGACCCCTCTGGGAAGGGTCGAGATGCCACTGGTTACGCTGTTGTAAAGATGCTTAATGGTAACTTATACGTTCCTGATGCAGGGGGTCTTAACGGTGGTTACAGTGACGCAGTATTAACAACCTTATCTAAGATAGCCAAGACCAATAAAGTAAATACAATCCTCGTAGAATCAAACATGGGTGGTGGTATGTTTGCTGAACTGATGAAACCCTTCCTTATGCGTTACCATCCCTGCGAAGTAAAAGACGTACGCAATACAAAAACTAAAGAACTACGCATAATAGATACCCTAGAACCTGTAATGAACTCTCATAGGCTCATAATAGACCGCAAGGTAGTAGAAAAAGACTATAGATCTAACCCTAATGAAGCTCCAGAAAGAAAACTTAAGCTACAACTCTTCTATCAGATGTCTCGTATAACAAGACATAGAGGTTCTTTAGTACATGATGACATCCTTGACGCTCTATCAGGAGCAGTAGCTTATTGGACTGACTATATGTCTGCTGATGAAGATAGAAACATAAGATCTCGTAAAGATGAATTACTAAGAGTTCACCTAGATAATTGGGGTTCCCTTATGAATAACTCTATTACTCAAACAGCTATGGGTATGTCTCCTAGACAAATAAGTAATTCTAATACCCCTGACGATGGTTTTATAAGTAATTCTTATTAACAGACACTTGTAGATAAATCATGGGGGGGGACTATAGGGGGGGGTCGTTAAGATCCATCCATAGACAGACTATAGATAAATTATAAATCGACTATAGATTTGACCTTCATCAGCATCTTCATTATAATTATTCCATAGGTTCTTTCACTTCACACTAGACCCTATAAGACCCTTGTAGTTTCCTTCTGGGTGGTTCTACATAGGGTCTTACAAAATATTTTTAACACAAAAATTTGAAGGGTTTACGCATATATACAAATCTTGTTTGTCCCCATATGGTGTTATTTTTTGTAGAAAAAAAGCTATATATACAGTCTTTATATATGTAGTACTGTCATAGAGACAGCACTGCAAGTTAAGCTATAGCTAGGATCTAGGAGTTTTTATCTTGTTTTGGACAGTAAAAGGACAATAATTGGACAGGATGGGGGGATATATAGGGTCTATTGTTACAAAGTGTAAAGATATTTATGTTTTTATTTTATCGATAGCCAACCTATAGTAATAATTCAATCAGTACTAGAAATTATTTTTATAGTACTAATCCCAGAAAGTTAATTAATCAAATGATTACTAAAGAAAGAACTCAAGTAATAGAAGGAATGTGTATTAAAACAAAATACATAGGACCTACTAATTACAAAGGAACTAGGATTAAAGCAATCCACAAAAGAGACAATGAAAGAACCTGGACTAAGACTATTAGTTGGGACTATTCATTAGACGCTAAAGAAAACCACCTAGAAGCTGCTAAAGAATTAATTAAAAGTTGGGAAATGAAAGAGTTCTATCCTGACATGAAGATCGTTTCTTGTGGTTGGGATCATGAGCATTATTACTTTATTGTTTCTTAGAAAATCCCTTAAAGCCTCTACGGAGGTTTTAAAGGGTTCTCTTAACAAGTGAACCTTAAAAGCCCAGTTACTAATTATTAATCATGCTTACGAAGCTTGAAAAAAAAGAATATAGAACATTAGGGAAAATTATTCTTAATGGTTCTATTGATGAGGTTAACAAAATAACATCACGTTATTTAGAACTTAATCAAAAAAGATACAACCCTTTTAATGGGAGGGTTACAAAATGACTAACAATCAAAAAGAAACAAAGTGGAATTTTCCGCAATGTATCGTATGCTCAAGAGATCTTGAAGATCTAGTAGAAGATTTTAGTAATCGTCTAGCTAGTGAATACGAAATTAGCGGTGTTGATTGGTGTGGCTCAAGAGTTGTTATGTTGTATCACCTTAAAGATGATGCATCAAAAGCTATTGACATACCCGAAGATCTATTTGAAAGATGTAAGACTTTTGTAAGTCGTAGAAGATCTCTCAAAAAAAGATTGTTTATTAGGCGTGAAGATCCTGGACTAGGAATTATTATTCCAGAAATAGACAATCCAGTAAGGGAGGCAGGGGGTGTTCCTGATGGTGTTATTCAATTATCTAAAGGTTAATTATGACTACTAAAAACCCTGACTTAGTAAGTGTAAGACTGCCTATTTATTGGGCGTCTTACATAGCTAATAATGTTAAAGACTCTTTAGAAGATGGGGAAGAGCAACTTATTAAAGAAACTCTAGATTTAATAGGTGTTAAACGTGAGCATAACGCTGATGTTAAAGAAGATGTTCACTTTGAATATCCTTATTATCCTGGCTTAGATGCTGGCGACTATTGTACTTATGTCTTTTATCAATTATGACTAACAACAAAAGCAATCACGAAGCAGAATTAAAAGCTGCTAAACGTGCAGAGATAGAGCGTATATGGTTTAACCAAGAAGCAACTAATAAGGAGCTACTGGAAGAATATAAAGCTCTTGATATTAAGGAGAATGATTCATGACTACTTTAATTGTTTGGATATGCTTAGTTATTCTCTTGTATATCTTTATCAAAAACTTTAAAAACAACGCCTAATTAATTTTAGGCTTCTTTCTTCTTTTATTTTTTTAAATGTTAGTTGCCTATTATCCTTGGCCAACTTTTAGATGGACTCTTAAAAACTTTTTTGTAATAGTTTTTATGGGTTCTTCACTGAACCTTTATCCCAGATTATTATTT